GTGGTTGATATTGTTCTACCTGTTGCTAATGCTGTTGCTGTTGCTGCGTTACCTGTACAAGTAGCTGAACTACCTGTGGTATTTTGGTTTAATGTTGCTACTCTTGCTGCTGCTAGAGTACCACTACCTATATTACTTGCGTTAGTTGTATCTGTTGTTGCACTTGCTGCAAAACCTGCTTCTGTTGGTGTTTGATTTATCCATTTTGAGGTTGAATTATCATATGCTAAAAGTTCATTATCTCCTACTGATGTAACAGTAACATCTCCTACATCTGCTATTGCGTTTACGACTCCACCACCATATCCATACCAATAATTTCCCTTTCTGATCAGGATTGTTGGACTGGTAGTTGAGAGTGTTTCATTTTGACCACTAACTGTTTGAATTTGTCCGTCTGCACTAGGACTTCCTGTATGTGTTAAAGTGATTGTATCACCTGTATCTGCAAATAAGTAAATCAAGTCATATTGACTTGTGTTTGTTAATGCTAATTTATCAAGTACGTCTGATGTTCCTGATTCTGCTGCTGCAACTGTGATAGTATCTGTAACTGTTAACACACCACTAGATATAGTAACAGTGGCATTTGCTGGAGAAAATCCCAACATGCCTTGTGCATCTGGATCAGCATTCCATTCATTCGAACCAACGGGGCTTGAACCATCGTCTGGATATGACGAAGTGTTTACTTGTGTTGCGTGTTTATAGAGTGCTTTTCTAGCCAAGTTTTACCACCACTGTTTCTAATGTTCTTACTTTATCACTTAAACCTTCTTGAGGTGAGTGATTGATTGCTTCCAATAATTTGAAAATACCTTTCATTGTTAGGCTTCTAGCCATTTGACTATACTCCATTAAAGGTGTGATTTACGAAAATTTTCAGAGTGTCTGAAGCTGTCTTATTAAATGATGTGATACTGAAATGTGATAATACTTTTGTACCTGATGCAGGACTTGCACCACCTACGTGAATACATCCACCAATAATTGCATTTGAATTAAAATCTGATGTTGTCCAACTGGTTCTCCATGTTACAATATCTGTACCTGCTCCTGTGTTATCAGAGTCACCGTCATTAGTTTTAGGATAATTATTATCTATTGCTTTTCTTGATGCTGTAACTGGTGTTGTTACTGAGTTATATGTATCTCCTTTTGCTGGAGTTGCTGAACCTGTTCTTAATTCCATTCTACCACTAGAACCTCCAAAGTCACTTGTTGGTGATTCACCTGCTGATTTTTGTGCATAATATAAATCTCCATCATTTGTAACAATGTTCTTAGCATATAACCATGATTTATTACCCTCAGAATCTTCCTTTACGATACATACGTTAAGGTCTGGATTAATCCAAGTAGTTCTAGGTGTACTAGATTCAGTCAAACTTATCATGTTATTCATGAAACTCTTTAGTATTTAAAGATTATCTAATCATCATGTAGAACTAAACCTACAGTACCATTTCCACCTGCTGAAGCAGTACCATTTCCACCTGTTCCTGCTGCTGCACCTGTACCTGCGCTTACTTGTAGATTATTAGAACCGTTGTTTGTAAGTGAGTTATAGACTAAATATATATAACCACCATTACCTCCAGCACCACCGCCACCATTACCAGAAGTTCCACCAAAATTACATCCATGTTGTGATTGTGAATTTGCTCCACCTGTTCCTGCTGTACCATTATTACCATTACATTTTATAGAACCACCACTGCCTATAGTGATTTTATTACCAATTAAAACTATCATGCCTCCACCAGCTCCACCATTACCACCATCACCTGCATTTGTGTTACCACTACAAGGAGAAACACCATTTGGAAAAGATGAGTTACCACCGTTACCTCCAGCTCCTCCTCCTCCACCACCTGCACCAACGAAATTCGTTTCGTTCATGGTGAATTTTGTTACATGTTTAGTATTAGGAGATACACTAGAAGAATTTGCTCCACCAGCACCACCAGCTCCTCCAGCACCACCACTTGTTGCAGGATTATCACTACCTCCGGGATAACTTCCACCACTAGAACCTGCTGAACCTGCACCACCATTAGCTCCTGCACCCTGTTGCATGTTTACTGAAGTACCACCAGCACCACCTGCTCCAGAACTAGCACTGTTACCACTTCCAGCAGCTCCACCTTTACCAGTCATATCTATTGTTCCATTTACTGTAATTGTACCTTTAGCATATATTACAAGTGGTGATGAAGCCTTTGTTACTGTTACTCCAGAATTAATAACTAGATTATCATAATATTTTACATCAGAAAGTGTTGTATTTGATGCTATTGTTACATTACCATCTCCTCCTCCACCCCATGCTTTTGTGTTATTCAAACCTGCATCTTTAGGTGTTTCGTTTTCATCTACTGCTGTTACAGCAGATCCACTTGTTGTTACTTTAGCAACTAATACAGAATCTGTTGGTACAGTTGCCGATGTACCTTTAGTGAAATTCCATGATTCTGCTTCACCATTTCCATCTCTTGTTAATGTAATCCACACATAATTAGTCTGTGATGCTGTCAAACTAGAAACAGTTTCAGTTGCTGTATTATGTACAAAAAGACCTTTTAATCTTGCTTTACCAGAAGTTATACTAACTGCTAAACCACTTCCTGCTGTTACAGTAAACCCATTTATTATATAATCATCCATAAATGAGAAGTATTCTGTAAAGTCTGAAGGCTCAACAATTTTTGCAGATACCGAATCAGATCTAGGAATAAGTATTTTGGTCAAAGACTAAGCTGCCACTCCACTATAGCTCTTTTCGATGATGTCTTTACTAATGGTGATGAGTCAATTTGCCTTGCCCACATAATAGGTGATCCCTGATTATCTCTAATTGCTATCTCATTCCATGTGAAGTTTGCTTCTGAATAACCAAAATCGCAGTTTACATATAATGTTGGTCTTATGTATACTCTATCAGTAGTTGCTATTGTTTTCCATAATTTATTACTTGATGCTTGTAAATCAGTTTGAGATGCTCCTGCTGCTGTAGTAGAATCTCCTACTCCTATTCCATTTGCATAACCACCACCTGTAATATTACCTAAATACTTTAAAATAGAATCTTTACCTACATCTACAATTAGGTTTTTTATAGTTTTTTCATAACAAACCTTCTCTGTTCCATCAGCTTGCTTTTCCCATGCTTTAATATGGACATGTCCATTAAGAGGTATCACTTCACCCAATTCTATGCATCTCCATAAATATCTTGTGTGATTCTAGATCCATATTTTGAGCTTCCATACGTTGCTCTAGTTTTTTCATGTTCTTGAACCGTAGCCGTCATACTTAAACTTTCTGAAAAGTCTTCACTTACCACTTGAATAACCACATCTGTCATGGCTAAGACTTCTTCAGGTGATTCATAATCCTGAATCTCTTTTGAGGTTGTTATGGCACCCTCGAAATCGTGTAATTTTCTAACTATTTCTTGATCATCCTCAAAGAAGTCAAAGAAGTATTCACCTACAATTATATTGGTATTCATTTGTGGGTATGTCCAAGATATACTTTTTACTACAAAATCCCCTGATACTCCAAGAGAAGAATGTGCTAAATTAACAACGTCATTCTCTGATAAATAACCTAATAGACTAGCAAAATTAACAGAAGTTCTTTCTTGAATTTCTGCATATCTATTCAAATATGATTGAACGAATCTAACACCGTCTGTTCTATTTGTAATCCATGACATTATCAGTTTTTTTGCATGTGTTCCATATTTTGTTATACTTGATGATCTTTCACCCTTAATTACCATAGGAATTTCATAATCATAATCAACTGTAATACTTGCTGAATTTGCTGGTGCTGTTGTAAATGTAATTTCTTTTGATAATGTGTCCATTTCATAATCTTCTGCTGGTGTCTGTGAAGTTCCACCAACTTTTACTTCTACTGTAGTTGCAGCATGATCTATTGTAAATACCTTATTATTTCCATTACCTGTAAATGTTTGTGTTCTACTGAATTCTTGAGTTTCACCTATCAATGTTAATTGATTAACTAGTTTAGTATCATCAAATCCTTTTTTATCTATAATAACGTTACTATTTCCATGTGTAAACGTCTTATTTTTTATATAGTTAAATTCTGCTGGTTCAAATACAAATTCTTTTGTAGGAGTTGTGTAAAAAATTCTATTTGTAAATGAAGCAAAATCTCTTATTATATCAAATAACTTACCATCAGCTATGAATTTATCGACTGTTAAACCTGAAGCTACAGATCTATCATCAAAAGTAAATGATGTATTATTTGTTATCAAATCATTTAGTATATATTCTGGTGTCTTTGATTCATAATTTTGACCTCTTACTTCTGTTTCAACTAAAACCTTACCAAAACTTTGTGCTATAATTCTTTTAAATGGCATTTCTACATCTATTTTTGTTACATATCCACCGAATTTTAAGATTGATCTAGGATTAATTTTATCTTTGATTATTGTAGATACTTCATCATCAAGTGGTGTTCCTTTATAAACTCTTAATCTTAATATTTTACCATTGAAGAAATTTTGTGTTGAACTACCAGCATATGTAGTTGTAGCATCGAATACATTATTCTGGAATACATTTCCTTGAAAAAGTGTACCTGTTTCATGTGTATCTCCTTTTCCTATAAGAAGTGGATTGGTATTTGTTCCATTATATGATATAGTTGCAGTTCCTCTTGAAGTTCCATCGACATATAATGTAACTAGATTATTAGAATCTCTTGACACACGTATTAAGTGTTTATCTCCATCATTAAATCCAGATGCATTACTAACTATTGTTGTTCCACCCATTTTAAATGCAACATCTCCTGCTGTTCCTTTGTTTACCGATATAGCATAACCGTTTGGATAAGATCCAGCTCTCTTATCTAAAATATGTCCGTTTGCTGTTGATGTCCATTTAGCCCATACATAAATATCAAACTCACCTGACAGATCTAAATTATTATTATCTGGTACTGATATGAAAGAACTACTACCATTAAATATAGCTTGTTTTCCATAGTATTCTTCTTCATCTTCATATGTTATAGCTGTTGCAGAACCATGATTAAATGTTCCACTTTCATCTTTTGTGTTACCTTGTAAATTTAAACATAATGATAAATTATTTAACTCCATAAAATCTTGTTGATAATATAATTCATCATTAACAGCAATGGCTTCGTTTTTTGGTATTTGAAATTCTAACTGATCTACTGCACGATCACCTTCTTTTGTTAATTTTGATTGCAGTATTGTTTTTTCTGTGTAATTACTACCTACCAGTATTTTTACTTTAGACATATTTTATCACTCTGCTGCAATAGGTGCACCTGCTATGAAGCTAAGATTTGCTGTCCATGTAATAGGTGTTGAACCTTGTTTGCTTACTTCAATAGATTCTATTAATCCAATTCTTGAAAATCCTATATTACCAATTATGATTTGATATTTATCTTCAATATATGTTGTTTGAAATCCTGAAAATGCTGGTGATGTTTCAGCCTGATTATTTACAAGAAATTTAACTTGATCATCTGCATTCTTTTTTGTTGTTAAACCAAATGGAGTAGTGCCTCCACCTACAGTTTCACCATCAGTATTAAAATTATTTGCTAATATAACATCTGTTGCCTCATCATGTAATACCCAAGATACTGATATTCTACATGTGTTACCTTCTGCTTTTGTTAGTACATTATTCGCATCTCCTGCTAAAGGTAATGGCATAGCAGTGGCTGGAGTTAGTAAATTTATAGAAACAGTATTAATATTTCTGATTAAATATCTGTATTTTTTACCAGTTTTAAATGATCTGATTTCTATTGTTTCACCCATTTTAGATTATACCTCTTCTACTATGTGATTCTCTAAGTGCTCTTTCTACAATAGGTTTTATTTGTTGTAAATCAGTATTACCTGTAACTTTTTCTATTGTTACATTTATCACTACATTATTTTTTTGATCATAGTTATTTGTGCCTCCAAATGATGTATTTGGTGTGACATACTCCATACCTCTTTCACCAAAAGACCATACTTCTCCAGTATGTTGTCCTATACCTATAACTGGTTCTGTAATCATACCACCTGTTGCCTTTCTTTGGTGTCCACCACCAGTAGACATTCCTCTTGGTGCTCTGATTTTTATCTTTTCAACTTCAGCTCTTATTCTTTCAAACTCTCCATTTATTAAACCTAATTCATCAGTTATTGTTCTTAATGTAGTATTTTGTCCATCAGTTAAACTGTTGTAATCATTTTGATTGTATACTGTTTCAACTTGTGCTTGTGCATATGCTTTTCCAGCATCCATGATTTCTTGATGAGTTGCCATTTCATCTGTAACTGTATTAATGTATGTTTGATAATTTTCTAACTGTGCATCATTTAATGCAGTCATATCATACAAACCTTCTTTATATGCTTCAAAATGAGCTAATATTTCTCTTGCTGGTGCTTCTAACTCTTTAACTGTTTGTGCTGCTCCAACATATGCACCTTCTCCTATTTTTGGTTCATCAGTTGCTCCACCTATAGGATCAACTTGACCTGTTTTAGAACCAACGTTTTTCCACCACCATGAATCTTTATCCATGTTTTCATGAACCCATTGTTGTCCTTGTTTACCACTTTCAGCATACATGTCTGCATATTCTTGGTTTGTGTATATTTTCTTTTCTGCTTCATCTACTTTTGCTATCAAATCACCAAATCCAGTAGTAATTATCTTCTGTGTATCTCCTAGACCTGATACTACTTGTTGTGATGCTTGTGTAACTAAAGATGCCATATCACCTGCTGCAACTCCTGCTATTTCTTCCATTTTAGTATCA